CCCATAGTGGAAGACCCCGCAAAGCCTACGCTCACCATGGACGGTGACATAACTACCATCGGTGCCAGAACGTATCTAAGTAATGAACGAAGAGCGCTAGGCTCTGACCCTTATGAACTAAACGAGGTCATTCGTCAGTTCCCATGGTCGGAGGACGAAGCGTTCCGTGACTCGACCAAGAGTTCTCACTTTAATGTGGGCCTCATCTACGAGCAGTTGCAATACAACAGGGAGTTGTATCCAAACCCAGTTATCCGTGGAAACTTCATGTGGGCGAACGGAGCGCCGGACACAAAGGTCATATGGAACCCTGACGAGAACGGCCGCTGGAGGATATCGTGGCTACCCCCCGAGGAGTTCAGAAACAAAAAAAGAGTGGACTACGGTAAGACGTATCCATCGAACGACAATATAGGCTGCGGTGGAGTTGACTCATATGACCTTGACAACACCATGGACGGAAGAGGCTCCAAGGGTGCCTGCCATATATTCAACAAGTTCAACATGAACTTCCCATCGAATATGTTCGTGGCTGAATACGCAGAGCGTCCACCGCTCGCTAGAATATTCTATGAGGACGTACTCATGGCTGCGGTATTCTATGGTTATCCACTCCTTATAGAGAACAACAAGTACGGTATCGTTAGATACTTCGAGAGCCGTGGTTATGACGGATACATTATGGATAGGCCCGAACACCTAAAGGCTCCCGGAGCGGCAGCGAACGTTAAGACAAAAGGTATCCCATCGAACTCACAGGACGTTATACAGGCTCACGCTCAAGCGATAGAGGCATTCATCCACGAGCACGTAGGCAGCAATCACAACACCGGAGAGTATGGCAAGATGTATTTCGACCGCACACTAGAGGACTGGATTGGGTACCGTATCGATAACAGAACCAAGTTTGACTTAACCATATCTTCGGGTCTAGCGCTACTGGCGGCCCAGCGGGTAAAGAAGGAGACCCAGAAGGCTGATATGTCCGACAAAGTCTTCTTCCGTAGGTACAAAGTGCGCAACTAATTGACTGCCAATAAAATAGGTATATTTGCACATAAACTGGGTCAAAAGCAATCCATCCAAATATGGCTAGTAAAGATAACAGATACGGGAATTTCCCCGACCCTTTAGTTCCTGCTCAAGCGAAAGGCGAGAAGAAGTATGGACTAAGATACGCTCGTGCCATTGAAAAACAGTGGGGCGGCACTGAAGACAACGGAAGTCTCTTTAAGAAGAGAATGAAGGAGTTTGAGAAGTCACGAAACTATGCCAACGGTACACAGGATACGTCAATCTATAAGCAGATTCTAAACTCCCTCGACCCAAACAATGGAGACGGCTCACTCTTGAACATTGACTGGTCTCCCGTACCCATCCTCCCCAAGTTCGTGCGCATTGTCGTAAATAAGATTCTATCTAGGAATCCTTATCCGAACGTAGAGGCTACGGACCCCCTATCTATCACAGAGAAGGAACGCAAGAAGGCGGAGGTGAAGTTCAACGTAAAGAACAAGGAGTTGCTTAGAACGGCAGCGGCTGCCGGCCTTGATGTGGGTACTGACGTTGAAACAATCCCAGACAGCCCCGAAGAGGCTGAAATCTTCTTGGAGGCCAATACAAAGATTACATCAGAGATTGCGGCACAGATTGCCACGAGCCTTACTCTGGATTGGAATGACTTCAATCACAGTGTCTACAGACGCTGCGTCAATGACTTAGTTACCTGCGGTATGGCGGTGACTAAGCGTGAGAATGACCCCAACTATGGTATCAGCACAAACTACGTAGACCCAGCCTATTTCATTCACTCAGCCACGGAAGACCCCGGGATGAATGACTTGACGTACGCAGGACACATCCGTAAGATGACCATTCAGGAACTCAAGCGCATCGCTGGAGACGACCTCACGGAGGAGCAGTATGAAAAACTGGCTAAGAGTGTGCAGAACAAGTACACCAACGACCCGGCCAAGATGTATCAGAACCAGTACGATTCATCGACCACCAAGACGTCTTTCGGCTACGATGAGTTTGTCGTGGAAATCCTCGACTTTGAGTTCATCTCCGTAGATGACATTTACTATGAGTCTAAAGAGTCTCGCTTCGGTAACGTAGGATTCTACTACAAGGGCAACGAGTACGTTCCCTCACGTGACAGCGTGTATGACCGCAAACCATATCGTATGTCTTACGCTACTCTGTACGGAGGTAAGTACATTATAGGAACGGACATCATCTTCGACTACGGCCTCAAGAAGAACATCCCTAAAAACGTTCACGACATTACCCGTGCTAGGCTATCATACTCCGTTGCTTCGGTAAATATGAGAGGGATGATTCCTAAGTCATTGGTTTCTGGCGTTACAGGATTTGCTGACCAACTCCAGATTACTCACCTCAAGATTCAGCAGGCCATTGCCAAGGCGAAGCCTGACGGACTGATGATTGACATCGAGGGCCTCGAGAACGTTCAGTTGGGTAAGGGAGGAGAACTTCAGCCCCTCGAGATTCAAGATATCTACGAACAGACGGGTGTATTCTACTACCGCTCAAAAAACCCAGAAGGTGGATTCCAGAACCCTCCCGTTAGAGAGATTTCAAACCAGATTCGGAACATCAATGAATTGGTGAACCTATATAACCACTACCTCAGAATGATTAGAGACGCTACAGGTCTCAACGAAGTGGTTGACGGTTCCACCCCTAAGGGCGATGCACTTGTAGGTGTACGCCAACAAGCTATCGAAGCGTCCAACAACGCTACGTATGACATCACTCACTCAGCAATGATTCTGTACAGAAAGGTATGCGAAGACATCGTTAAGTGTCTGCAAATCCTACCCGTAGAGTCTGTAATATACAAGACGTATGAGAATGCTATCGGTAAATCAAATATGGACGTTCTCTCTTCATTTAGAGACCTTCCTATGTATAATTTCGGTGTCCGTGTAGTAGCCGAGATGTCCGACATGGATAAAGCGTACTTAGAGCAAAACATCCAGCAGGCACTCGCCCAGAAGGAGATTGACCTCGAAGATGCTATCGCCATTAGAAGACTGAAGGATGTGGACCAAGCGGAGCAGTTGCTTGTAGTTAGACGTAAGAAGCGCATCAAGCAGCAGCAGGAGATTGCCATGCAGAACTCACAGATGCAATCGCAAATGAACCAGCAGACGGCTCAGGCGGCATCTCAGGGTAAGATGCAGGAGACTGAAATCAAAGGCCAGGTTGAACTTCAAAAGATTCAAGCGGAGATGCAAGCCAAGGAGCGGTTGTTGCAGATTGAATACCAACTCAAGATGGAACTGGCTAAGGTTGAGGCCGAAGCCATGCAGGGCGCTCGTCAGGAAGACATGGCCTTCCGTGCCAATTTGGAGCAGAAACGTGAAGAGTCTAAAGATGAGCGTGTTAAGAAGCAAGCGGTTGAGCAATCTAAATTGATTAGTCAACGCCAAGGTCAGCGAGGAGAGTTGGAAGATACTCAGGCTGACATCTTGAGTCAAATTATTGGTAATCAGTAAGTTAGTATCTTTGTAATATGTCACAGAGCGTAAACTTAGATATCGCAAAAAGAGTAGACCTAATCTGCCGTAAGGGAGATACGTTTACCATTTCCTTGACATTTACAGATACCAATGGGGACGATATGCCTGTAGACAGCCATGCATTTCGTATGGCGGTAAAAGAGACTGACACATCCGCAGCAGATATTATTGCTACAAGTGATTTTTCTTTTGATGTAGACCCTGCAAATGTTGTTACAATTACTTGTCAGTATGATGTAATGGAAACAAAACCAGCCGGTGTGTATGTATATGACCTCCAGAGCAAGGTTGGAAATGTTGTGCGGACTTGGGTTTATGGAATATTCAAAATTAACGAGGACGTAGCAACATGACGAATATTTCCATTGTTAATGGCGGACAAGTAAACCTTGATGTTAATAATCAAGTAACAGGAGTTCTTTCTGTTGTATCTCAACCAACATCTTCTGTCTCTGTTGCTGGTATTGTTTCCGGGAAAGGAGACTCTCATTTTGTATATACTCAATCTACTCCTGAATCAGTTTGGGAAGTAACTCACAATCTT